CTTCCTTGGATTGACCAAGATATGCCACAGCATAGTGGTTCTCAATCATCCATTCATTTATAGTTGTTTGCCTGTCCTCTTTTCCATCGTATATCTTGAACTTACCTAGTATCCTACCAAACTTACCAGCCTTGTCTTTCACCGTGACCAGTGTTTGTATGGACCCGACAGGAAGAAATGACTCTACCATGTCCTTTGCAAGATAACCAAATTTCTTTTCAGTAGAATCTCTTGTTCTACTCTCTGGCGTGTCGATACCATGCAACCGAATACGTTCTTTGTGCATCCACATGCCAAACCCAAGATCAATATCAACGTCTACTGTGTCGCCATCAACTACTCTTACAATCTTACAACTATATTCATACATGGTTACACTCCAAAGCTCTCACCACACCCACATGAACTTGTTTGCATGGGATTTTTCACTGCGAGATAAGAACCCCCCAGCTCTGTTACATAGTCAACCTCACTACCCATGAGATACATTTCTGCTAGTGGATCAACCACCAATACTTCATCAATAGGATCAGACCATTTAACGTCTGGCAAGTCATTTTTAAGACCCCAAACATACTGGAATCCAGAACACCCACCACCCTTAACGCTTAGAGATACATGATCGCCATTTAAAATGACGCTCTTCATGTATTTTTTTGCTTGTTCTGTAAGAGTCAACATATCTATATTTATGGTTTCGGTGGGTGGTAGTCCTCACCCGGCTTCCACAAATTTTTAGAGCAGGGGTTTTCAAATTGTCTCTGCTCTTCTAACATAAAAAACATGTCCATGAACTGCGACAGAACTTCTGTCGGCACCTTTTCCTCTGTTCTAGGAATACAGGCTGTACTTGCCACATCACTTTGCCACTCAACAGGAGTCCTCTCTGCCAGACATTGCTCCATGCTAGGTAATTTTACCTCGTATGTTGCACCAGATACCATAGTGATAACCATTAACGCTTTAATCATACACCCGCTCCTTCCAATTCTCTAATTCGATCTTCCAGCACAAGAATGGCAGTGAGATTTTTCATCGTCTCCGGCCTTGACTTCAAAACTTCAACCTCTGACTTCAGCACTTGCTTGGTCAGTATCGTAACCGAATCAGTATTAACTTGCATTACGCAGCCTCCTTGTATTTGTCATACCAGTATTTTGAAGATTTACGCAACTCAAAGTTTGCGTCACGAACATACTCAAGAAGATCATTAATGTAACCAGCCTGTTTTTCAGACCAATCATCACCACGGTCAGCAATCTGGCCGACAATCTCTTGAACATAATTGATAGATGGGCATGTATCGCCAGGAACTTTGGGCGCTCCTAACTTTGCAACATCAATCTTCTCACGTTTTGCACTCACCTTAGGCATTCAACAATTCCTCATTTGTCGTTTCCAAAATCACATACTTGCCAAAATACTTATCAAATATCTTGACAAGATTGATGTAGTCGCCAGACTTCATCTCTACGATGATCTTATCACCGTCAAGTCCTACTTGGTTAGCAAGGTACATGGCAGTTGCCAATAGGTTATTTGCATTACCTTGTACACAATCAAGGTCAATATAGAACTCACGATCTTGTGTTGGCCGTATCATTAGACTTCCCTTTTCTTTGTGGTAAATGTCACATCACCAGTATCCATCAATTCATCAATAATCTCATCAATGCCGGTCAAATCAGTATACTCAACCTCACCGTTGGCAACTGCATCGCTATACTTCATGCGAATGAAATCTTCACTAACCCAGCGATTTGCGGGATAAACCATTTTATATTCAACCATCCTAGACTTTCTCCCACACTACCGTTTCAGTTCCAACAAATTTATACTTCGTGTTTCCAACCAGCACCATGTCACCGACACTGGTGCTCCGACAAGTACCACCATTAAACATTGGCGTCACTTCTTCGTTGTACCACCAAGCGTTTTCAATGTTGTTGGTCAACTTGAAAGCTACCTCACACTTGTTCATATCAGTCAAAGTTTTGTCAACCTCAACGAATGCAACAGTAGTAGGTGCCTTTTCAAATGCAGCATGAATAACCGCAACTTTTTCTTTTGTGAAGGTTTTCATCAAAGCTTCTGTCTTCTTGTTACCGGGCATAATACTCTTCCTCTGTGTAATAACCAATCGGCAGCAGTGCTGCAGCTTTCGGAGACAACTTACCAACGGCAGTGTCAATCTCACTAGCATCTAACCAAGTGTAATCACCATTGTCCCACTTGACCTTGACCATATAATCAGTTTCCTTGTTGATGATGCAATTGGACGCTCTTACCTTATATGATAGATTGTCAACCTCACCGAAAGATAAGGGAATCATCGCACCGAAATTACCGATAATTTTTGTACCGACTTCAATCATGTCAACCTCTTTGTTTCTCATCACTATATACAGTATCGCATACTCAGGGGGTTTTGTCAAGGCAAAAATAGCCCCATTTACCTTGGGGTGCCACCGGCATATAAGGGCCCGGTCCAAGCGATATTATAACCACCGTCAAGGATATTCCCACGGGCAAAGTTCCGAGCAGGAGCATTGAATCCAGCAGGCAACAGAATATCACCCTTCTTGAACTTCTTATCGTTGTCAACACCAACGACAAACGCCTTAACACCACCACCGTTTTCCACGATCTTAATGTATTTTTTACCATACCGAATGTCAAAATTGTCAGCATACTTGGCGTTCATCTTTGCCGTAGTGTCCGACTTGGTAGGGGGCATGAACTTCGCATAGTCCTCAATCATGGCAGCTTTCATCTTGCCAAGACCAGACAGAACCGATTTAGAAGCGTCTTTTACATAAACAGTCATTTGAACCTCGTTTGTTTTCTCACTATAATTAATAGTACCACATGGTACAGGGTTTGTCAAGAAAAAAATGCACTTTTTTCAAAGTTTTTTTAAGCAGTTTCCTTCATGACCTCTGCACACAATTCCAAAACCTCTTCCTTGTTATAGTTCCTGGCAAAAGCATGACGATATAAACCAACCCGACTCCTAGTGACACGCATCTTCTCACCAATCACTTCATCGGGAGCCTTACCAGTGTCCTTTCCACGGTTATTATCGGTGGGCAAATCAATAACATGACCAAGGTATTCCATCATGCGTGGGGTAGGAGTAATCCGCTTCCGACCAGTGCTTTCAAAATAACGGTACTTCATATCAACCTCTTTTCTCATCATCACTATACATATAGTACCATATGGTACAGGGTTTGTCAAGGAAAAAATGGCCTATCCGTAAACTTTTTTATACTCGGCGACACACTCTTTTGCCATCAACTTGAGTATAGTGGTTTTTAGCGCCAGCACATTCTCTAAGTCTGACTTATTACCTTTAGACTTAAGCTCAACTATCTCATCATTGAGTTCGACCAAATATTTGTCTAATGTTGTCATCTAAATAACTCCTCTTTTCTCATCATCACTATACATATAGTACCATACGAAACAGGGTTTGTCAACTAAAATCTGGCCGGAATCCAAGAAAAATTGGCATCATCGAGCCATCGCTCTTCGCCTGTCTTTACTGATTTTATAGGGGGGAAATGGGGTTTGTGTGACATTTTTATCACACCTGTAGGCAACTCTAGGACTTCCCAGAGATCACCATGCTCACGAATACGGTTCTTGCCGTGGTTCGTCTTACCTGTAAGTTTTATCATCATTGTTATAGTATCGCACATTTAGATGATATTGTCAAGTTATTTTTTTGCGTATCTACCAGTTTTAGGTCTTTTTCTACCCATCTTCACTTTGAAGCCACGAGAACCCGGCAATCCACCTTTTGGTTTACCAGTTCCACCAGCTTTACCAATATTTCTGCCAGATGGTGCTTTGGTGATGTTTCGCAGTTGCATCTGATTTTCAATCCATGCCTTTGCTGTAGGATTTTTCACTTTTTTCCTAGCTAGACTCCTGACCTGTCTCAACACATTATTAAAGATCGTACCGTCATCTTCTTTTATATCGTTATTATCTACGATGACCATGTTGCCCCTAAAGTGCTGGCTGAACTTACCCATGTTACTTTGCACCTGTTTCCATGACTTGGTTGCGACCGAATCTTGAACACTACGTTTGCGATTTGCATTACGTTCAAGTGCAACATCAATAGAGGTGTTGACAAATATCATATGTGTATCGTAACCCAACTGTTTTAACTTGACTGACTGTTTTACAATCTTATCATAATCTTTACCAGTGCCATCAATGATAAGTCCGATACGTCCTTCAAGATAACCACCTTCACCTGTGGTAATATCTCCCAATCTAGCTCTGGTCACTTCCTTTGCTCTCTTTCGCAGTTTGTCACGCTCTTCTTTTTCACGCTCTGCCTTTGCAGTTCGCATGTCATGGTCAAAACCAGCATCATCGAGATACTTTTCAAAAACTGCATCAGAATTGACTATGCGTAATCCAGTTCCACCAGTGGTTTTCCCGACAACGAATGATTTACCGCTGCCGGGACCACCAGCGAGGAAAAATGCTTTAAATATATTGGGGTCTTGTAGACCCTCTTGTAATTCGTGGAATGTTTTCATTCTTCCGTCCTATTAACTCTTGTTGTCGCATCAGTGCTATCATATATTTATGATCCTCAGAAATTGGTTCAACTCTTCTCTCTTGCGTTTGAAAGGATTGCATCTTCTTGATTCTGTTTTTAGCTTTAGACATTTTCTCTTCCTTTTTTTTATGATATTGGTTAGAGGGTTTCTTTGCCATGATGTTTTGAGTTAATATCTCCTTTCTGGTTAAGGTTTTCGGTTAAGTGCAAGTGACCGTTTTTGGAAACTTTGTTGCGGCTTAACTACGTTAAAGTTGGATGAGGTTGTTTCGTCATACCCAGGCACTTCGCCATAAAAATGCTGATCAGAATATATTTTACCATCCTGTATGGGTTTGATTTCTACATGATCAGCAGGCTCATGTTCTTTTTCAATGCTGTCTTTGGCAATGGTTACATACATCTTATGTTCTTTATCGCCTTGACTGAAAATGTGGTGAATAGTTTCAACGAGAAACTGGCCCCTGAGAAATTTATCTGCTCTATCGTCATCTTCGGTATCGACTTTTGCTTTTGATGTGATGTTAGCAGTGATTATGTCACCGACTCCATATGTGGTCTGGCCAAGAACTTCCATCTCAAATCTTATTCCCATATTTAAATTAGCAAACAGGGAACGTCTTTTTTGAAAAGCAACCTCATGTTTTCTGGGATCAAATATATACATAGTTTTCTTTTCTCTGCTGTTGAACACTTCATATTGAGAATTTTTATATACTCCATTGTCATCTTTAATCGTAGAAGTGGGAGCAAGATATTGAACAGGAATGAAGTCTGAAACTCTATTTCCATCATCATCTATTTCACCAGCGCTATAAATGTGAAAATCTTTTTTCTTTCCTTTGGTTGTGTACCTCTGAATTCCTTGTTGTTCTACATTCTTATCATCCAAATAGTTATATTCATTGACTGTGTATTTTTTCTGCACTATGTCATGAGTTATTAAACGAGAGGACAAACCACCAACTGAAAGCGAAGTTACGGAGTCCTGATTTCCTAGAATTTTGTAATCCTTAATGGTGCCCAAATCTCTTGTCACCTTTGCACTCAATTTTTGGCCGCTCATACCGATTTCGGACGGATCACCAGGCGTACTATTTTCTTCGGTTTCAAAATATTCAAACCGTGAACCCTCGGCATATAAGCTCTGCAATGATCTGAAATGGTATCCCTTGAAATTTTCAAAGAATAAAAATGCAGGCGTACCATGTGTAAGAGCAGTGGCATTTCTAGTAAATTGTGAGATAATATCAAATGGTTTTCTATTATTTGTTATGACTTGTTTTGTATCATTACATTTCTCAATGTACAAGTCTTTTTTACATTTCAAATCTTTCGTCAACAAAGTCTCAACCATATCATGGTATGTTCCCACAATAGTTTTTGATATTACTGATCTTTGATTGTGTATGATCTCTGACGTAACAAAGCTCATCGTCAATACTTCTGTATCATTACCAATATAGTTTCGAGCTACCTTGGTAATGTGCAATTGATTTTGATCAAATATTATTTTGTGTTTCGGGTCTTCCAGAGTTGGAGTGGAAATAATTATTGACAAATATTCTTGACCAATGACAGGGCCCTCTGCCGCCAACCCTATAGTATTCATAACAACCAATTCTCCATATATAGAATTCGCATATATGTCTTCATAGATGCTGACTTCAAGAATTGATTCTTCCACTGGTATTTCGCTACCTGTAGAAGTAAAAATTGTTGCCTTCTCAATTACAAACTGACCAGCTTGAGTTAATTTATCCATTAATACTCTCTAAACAGCCAGTAGTGATTTATATTGTGTTATAAATTCTGTAACAAAACCAGGCCCAAGAATTTTAATCTCCCTTCTTTTGTCCTGTTCTTTTTCTTCATACTCAAAATTTGTTACAGCAGTGGCTGATCCATATAGTGTGTTGTCCGTACCAATATTTATAGTCACATCAGTATCACCAGAACTCTGGGAAATCTCATAATGATGCACAGCGTTTGCATCATCATATTTGTCATCGACATATGCTTGAAATTGATTAACATTCATTGGCCATTGATGATAACGATCATATATCTCATTAACCAACAGAATAATCCAGTGAAGTTCTGCATCACCATATACGTCAAAGGCAATGCTCTCTGGCGTTTCAGTTCCGCCCACCAGATATTTTTCAAACACGGTTAAATTTGATTTGAGTGCTTCTGTTGTACCAATTCTTTTTAGTATATTAGTGACTCTCTGAGTCTCTCCACCAAGTGTATTGGTGTACTCAACTTTAGGAAATGTTTCAAAATACATTTTAATATCCCTGCAACGCTGCTTCTTTCGTTATAATTTCTATTTCATTAAATAACATAGTGATCGTTGTTGATTGTGGTGAGGCACCACGGCCATCTTCTTCATAAGCAGTATATCTGTCACCGCCATACTTAATATCCAAGTCCTTTAAATAACAAGTAGAAATTTTATTCAGATATCCATTCTCTACTGCTGTTCCATCTCGTCTTTGCATGTAGTATTTAATGTCCATAGTAGTTGGTATAGTTAGTGTTCTATCTCTTCCCGCATCTCCGACACCACCCCTAATACCGCTGACGGCAGACGGGATACCTATAACAGCAGCGGCTGATCCAAATGACTCTGTGTATTTTGGCAGCATTGCTATTTTGAAATTATTTACAATCATGAATACTTGGTTAGCTTCTTCTGGACTCTTAGGAATAAATGTAAATTCAAATGTAAAAGACCGCCTATCTACACCCTCAAACACCAACTCCATTTTATCAGTAACAATCTTTCCAGATTTGATAAATGCTAATTCTTTCAGGCCACCCGCAGCAGCATTTGCAATGCCGCCGGTTACAGCTCCAACAGCTTTTTGCACAGCACCGGCCGCACCTTTTAGCCCGTCCTTCGCGGCCGATCCAAAATCACCAGACATAATTTTACCAGCAACATTTGCAGCATCTTCTGCTGTCGAAGAAATTACTGTATCAGTATACTTTGCTGAATATTTTACACCTACCGATGGGGGCATATAAAGTGCAATTTGAGTTCCAACACGTTTACCCGACCCCTGCAATGCAAAACTTCTGTTCTGGCCGCCAGGCGCATCTTGCTTAACTAATTTACCATTGGTTAAACTGTGGAGCTGAAATACAACATAGTGGCCCTGAGCAAAAGCAGAAGTGTCCATTGGATAGGCAAGCATATCTGTACCAAAACTTTGACCTGTTGCTCTTTTATTTCTCTGCGATTGATCTGCAACTTCAGCTGCGGTCTTGTTCGTAGTTGATCCAGTTGATTGTGTTGGTGCTGTTCTGGCATTCGCATTAAATTTAGCTAATTCACCCATGCTTTGTTTCCTATCTAAATATAGTCTATAAAGGTATTTATACATAATGGCATACAAAGGACGATATACACCAAAAAATCCCCAAAAATATAGGGGCGATTCACGCAATATTATTTATCGTTCTCTCTGGGAACGTAAGTTTATGACATATTGTGATCAAAGCAATTCTATTGTTGAATGGGGTAGCGAAGAAGTAATTATACCTTATGTCTCTCCTTGGGATGGCCGGGTGCATCGTTACTTTCCAGACTTCTATATAAAGGTCAAGCAGCATGACAACAAGATAAAAAAATACATCATTGAAGTTAAACCAAAGAAACAATGTAGTCCACCAGACCCGAAACCCGCAAGAAAAACTAAGCGTTGGTTCTCTGAAGTCAAAACATGGGGGGTCAATGAAGCCAAATGGAAGTCAGCAAATTCTTGGTGTTTGGATAATGGCATGGAATTTAAAATACTGACTGAAGATGATTTAGGCATTCGTTATAAATAAGGGTATGGCTAATAGCGATTACATACAGGGCGTTATAGACGCTGCAAAAGGCAAACCATACTCGACAGGTTGGTATCGGGAGAAGATCAAGGAATTTGGTCAACCTGGCCGGTTGGACCTTATTAGAGATGGTAAACGATCTGCATCACCGTTTGGTGGGACGTTGAATATGTTTGTGTATGGACCTAAACACAAAAAGAAATTACCATACTATGATTCATTCCCACTGGTGTTGCCTATAGAAAACTATCCAGACGGATTTCTTGGATTAAATTTTCATTATCTACCAATACCTCTAAGAATGAAATTATTGGATAAGATGTTGGATTCTGATTTACGGACAAGTTATAATGCTATCAAGGGAGTTAGACTAGTTAGACCAACGATACACAGATACCTGGCTGGATATACGAAATCACAATTTCGTAAGATTGAGGAAGATGAATTGGTTATAGCAACATTACTCCCTGTTCACAATTTCAAAAAATCCTCTGCTAAGGCAGTTTGGGCAGATTCAAGGAAAATGATCTAATGGCAGAAGAGGGCGAAAAAAGGCAATCTCTTATTGATACGGCGTTTGATACAAGCAAAGCCGAAGTCATTCGGGACCCCGTTGGCGGCAATAGAGAGGTGCGTGGGGCATCATCTGCAATTGATACACTTCGTAGTGAATTGGGTAGAGGGGGTTTACCACAATCTAACAGATTTCAGTTGAACATCAATCCACCTCAAAACATGCCAGTTGGTGGCCAGATATTGCGAAGTATGATGATACGAACAGTTTCGGTAGACTTGCCCGGCAATACACTAGATACAATTCCAGATAATAACATATATGGACCAAACAGAAATATTGTACAAGGAATAAGTTATGCTGACTCTATTGATGCTAAATTTCTGATGGATGAAAATTTTGAGGTACATCAATACTTTCAGGCTTGGCAGAGATTGATGTATGATGACAAAACATGGAACTTGAGATATTACGATGATTATGCTTCGGGAACTATGGACATTTTTATTTTAAACAGAGATCATCGGCCGACAGCAGGATTTAGATTGTGGGAAGTATATCCATCCACTATTGGTGCGATATCTCTTGATATGGGAAGCAGCAGTCCTATAAATGAATTTACTGTATCTTTTAATTTTAGATTTTGGTCTGATATTGGAAAATATGGAACTAAACAACCAACAGAAGTAGCTGATAGAACCAGTTCTACTTTAAATGAACAGATATTAGCAGGATCAAGACCGCCGCCGCCGGCGACGATAAACAATTCAGTGCCATAAGGGCCCTTTTGATAACGATGAAGATGGATGATTAAAACTAACTGATTTGATAAGGAGACAATACTATGGCTTTGCCAAAACTTGAAACACCCACCTATATGATGGAAAGACCCTCAACAGGGAATGAAATTAAATACCGACCATTTCTGGTCAAAGAAGAAAAAATTCTTCTTTTAGCAATGGAGGAAAACACCGCAGCTGCAACTCATCAAGCAGTTCTTGATTTAGTCAATGCTTGCACTTTTGGAGAAATTGGTGCTAAGACTGATCCAATGTTTGATATCGAATATGCTTTCTTGAAGATTAGGCAGAAGTCGATTTCTGAAACGGTAACTGTTAATCTACTCTGCCCAGATGATAATGAAACTTATGTTGAGACAGAGATTAACCTTGAAGAAGTCAACATTATGTTGGATGAGGATCATAATACAGAATGCACTCTTGGTAAAGATGCTAACGGAAACGATTGCAGTATTACAATGAATTATCCAAGTGTTGAAGCTACCCTACGAGCTAGTGATGAGACAAGCAGTGTGGAAAGAATTTTCTATGTGCTTAAAAGTTGTGTAGATACAATTAAGTTTGGTGATGATATTTACAACGTTGTTGACATATCCAATGAAGAACTTGATGAGTTTGTAGATAGTCTTACACAAGATCAGTTTTCAACATTGCAAGAGTTTTTTGATACGATGCCTAAATTAAGGCATGAGGTGGAAATTACTAATCCGAATACAAAAGTAAAATCCACAGTTACTTTGGAGGGACTATCAGATTTTTTAGACTAACTCTTTCTCATAACAATCTGGCGGCGTACTTTAAGATTAACTTTGGAATGATGCAACATCATAAGTACAGTCTAACAGAGATAGAAAATATGATACCTTGGGAAAGAGACATTTACGTTTCATTATTAACACAGTGGCTAAAGGAAGAAAAAGAGAGAATAGAGAAACAGAATAGGAGTTAATATCGTGGTTCAAAAGAAATTACAATCAGAATCGCAATATAATGAATATGATTTGGATGGAGATGGT